CAGCACGCGGATGATTCAGCTGCTGGAGTGGGGGTTCTCCCTGGACGACCCGCCGGGCGCTGACGGTGTCATCGAGCTGCTCCAGACCGACGTTGCGGCCACGGTCACCGCCCATGTGGCGTCGGGGGTGCCGAACCTGGACCCGAACGGGACGACGACGCTGCTGACGCTGGGCACGAGCAACACGGGCTACACGGCCTCGGCCGAGGGCACCACCACGGCGTCCCGGGTGTTCGACACGGTCTCCCTGTCGTCGGTGTCGGGTGAGTCGGGGCTGCAGTACGTGCGGCAGTTCATGCCGGACGCACGCCCGATCATCGCCGTCTCCAAGTTCCTGCGCGTGCGCGCGACGACGCCGACCACCGCCTCGGACATGCGCTGCTGGGTGATGTTCAACGAGGTGGGCTGACCAGTGCCCACGATCGCCCCTCTCGTTGCGGCATGGAAGAACCGTGCCCGCAACCTACCTGTGCCCGCGCGGGGCAGCGGGGAGGCCTCCGACGGCAACCCGGTGCTCGTCGAGATGCTCGTGTCCGGGTCGTGGGTGGACATCACCAGCTACTGCCTGGTGAGGGACGACAGCGGGAATATCGCCATCACCAAGGGCATCCGCGACGAGGGCTCCCAGACGGACCCGTCCACGTGCACGCTGGAGCTGGACAACCGGGACGGCAGGTTCAGCCCGAGGAACCCCAGTGGCCCGTACTACGGGCTGATCGGCCGCAACACCCCGATCCGCGTCAGCGTGCCGGACGGCATGGGCGGCAAGGCGTACCGCCTGTGGGGCGAGATCTCCGAATGGGTCCCCAACTGGGACACCAGCGGCACCGACGTGTGGACGGACGTGTCCGCGTCCGGCATCCTCCGACGCCTCGCGCAGGCGCCGGCCCCGGAGCGGTCGGTCATCTACAACGCGATCACCGACCCGATGCCCTCCTCGGTGGTGGCGTACTGGCCGATGGAGGACGCCACGGGGGCGACGCAGTTGGCCTCGGCTTTGACGTCCGGGTCGCCGATGACGTGGACGGGTGTGCCGCAGCTGGCCGCGTATGACGGGTTCGCGGCGTCGGATCCGCTGCCCGATCTGACGAGCGCGAGCCTGTCCGGCGGCGTCCCCAAGTACGACGACCCCTCAGCGACGCAGGTGAGGTTCCTCGCATATATTCCTGCTGCCGGGCTCAGCCTGGGCAAGGTGCTGGTGGCGATCGACCAGCTCGACTACTCGGCGGGCTCCTCCCAGTTCTGGGAGGTGTACTACGACACCAGCACCCGCTCACTGACGATCCGCACCTGCGCGTCCGACGGCACCGTCCTCGGCGCGGAACTGGCCCACGACCTCGACGTCCGCGGCCGGCTCCTCTACGTCAGCGTCGAACTTCAGGAGTCCGGCGCCAACATCACCCGCACGCTGCGCCTGAAGGACGTCAACACGGCGCAGGTCTATGCCGTCAGCGACACCGTGTTCGTCACTCAGCTGACCCGCGTCACCAAGGTCCAGTTCGGGCCTGCCTCACGCGCGGTATCCGGAGCGGCCGGCACCGCGTTCCTGCCGGGAGTCGCGGTCGGACACTGCACGGTGGAGAACGCCATCACGGCGATCGACGCACTCGGGGTACGGCTGAACCCTATCGGGGAGACGGCGGGTCGTCGTATGCAGCGGCTCGCCGACGAGGCCGGTATCGCCTTCGACTGGGTCGGCGACCTCGACGACACCGTCCCCATGGGCGCACAGGGCAAGGCGAACACCCTCTCCCTGATCCAAGAGGCCGTGCTCGCCGACGGCGGCATCCTGTACGAAAACCCGGCGGTCCTCGGCCTCGGCTACCGCACCCGCGCCAGCCTGTACAACCAGGACCCGGTCCTCACCCTCGACTACTCGGGTGCTCAGCTCGCACAGATCCCAACGCCGGTCGAGGACGACCGCTACGTACAGAACAAGGTCACCATCACCGTCAACGGGATCTCTGCCACCTACGAGGAGACCAGCGGCACCCTGTCCACCGCGCTCCCGCCGGCAGGCGTGGGCACGTATGGGCAGGAGACCACGCTCAACCTCGCCAGCACGGACACGGCGACGCTCCTGGACCAGGCGGCGTGGCGCGTCCACTTGGGAACGGTCGACGAGGCCCGCTTCCCGCAGATCAGCGTGAACTTGTCGCACCCGAGTATCACGCCGGACATGCGGCGGGCGATCATCGGCATGCGCCTCGGCGACCGCGTCCAGGTCACCAACCCACCCGTATGGCTGCCACCGGACACCATCGATCAGCTGGTCCTCGGCATCAGCGAGACCATCACCCACTTCGAGCACCGGCTCACCTTCCAGTGCGCGCCGGCGTCCCCGTACTCCAGCATCGGCGTCCTCGACGACACCAACACCCGCATCGACACGGACGGTTCAGAGCTGACCGGGAACATGACGACGACGAGCACGCAGGTGAGTGTGCAGCCGTCGGACGGGGTCGATGTGCTGTGGACGAAGGACCCCACCGACTTTCCGCTGGACATCCGGGTCGGCGGCGAAGTCATCCGCGTCACTGCCATCTCCGACCTGGTGACGGACACATTCACGCGGACCGTGTCCAACGGCTGGGGCACCAGCGATTCCGGTCTCGGCTGGTCGACGGGCGGCGGTGTCGCATCGGACTACTCGGTCAGCGGCGGCACCGGAAACCATCTGCTGTCCACCGTCGGGCTGAGCCGCCGTTGCTTCGCGACGACGACTGCAGCTGACCTGGACATCTACGTCAGCATCACCGCCGACCAGCTTGCGACGGGCGATTTCCTCGCAGGCGGGCTGACCGCGCGGTACCTGGACTCGGACAACCTGTACTCCGCGCAGCTGAGGTTCACTGCGTCCAACGCGGTGCAGGTGGTGGTCATCAAGCGTGTGAACGTCACGGAGACGACGCTGGGCACCTACACGATGCCCGGGGTGACGTTCGTGGCGGGCACGCTCTACCGGCTGCGGTTCAAGCTGGTGGGCTCGCTGCTGCGAGCGAAGGGGTGGCTGGCTTCGGATGCGGAGACCCCGGAGTGGCAGGTGTCCGTGATGGACGGTGACCTGGTCACCCCGAACCTGCTGGGGTTCCGGTCGATCTCCGGGTCCGGCTCCACGAACGTCAACCCCAGCATCAAGTACGACGACTACGCGATCGTCTCCCCGCAGCTCTTCACGATGACTCGCAGCATCAACGGCGTCGTCAAGACGCACTCCAGGGGCGAGACACTCTCGCTCGCTACCCCCACCTACCTCGCCCTGTAAGGAGGCACACCGCATGGCATCTGAGGCATATCCCACGTTCCTCGCGGGGCAGCGGATCACCGCAAGCCTCCTGCGCTCCGCCCAACCGATGACGGCCCGCAAAACAGCAGACACCGCCCGCGCGGCTACCACGTCGCTGGTGGAAGACCCGCACCTGCAGGTCGATGTGGTCGCGGGCGCCGTGTACACCGTGAAGGGCATCATCAAGTACGACGGGCCCAGCGCGGCGGACATCAACATCAACTTTGCGGCACCGGCGGGCAGTCTCGGCGAATGGTTCGGGTGGGGCGTCGGCCACTCCCCGGTGATCTCCTTCAACACGACGCCTGCCATCGTGTCGGACTCCCAGCAGTCCCGCGGCTACCCGATCCGAACCGAAACCAACGACGTCACCCAAGCGAGATCGTTCGGATGCGTCGGCACGGCCCTTACCCCGCTCACGGCCATGATCTGGGGCATGCTCCGCGTCGGCCCCACCGCCGGAACCTACGCGCTGCGGTGGGCTCAGAACACGTCCGATGCCAGCGCGGTGACCGTTTACACGGACTCGTATCTGGAACTGCAGCGGATCGCCTGAGGAGACGACATGGCCAACTACCAGATCACCGCACGGAACAGCACGGGCGAGCCGATGGTGTCGGTGTCGATCGGCGGTATCGACCAGGAGCAGCACGTCGTGGACGAGATCACCATCGTCAACGCCATCCGCACCTGTCTGACCGGGGTACCGGGCGTGCAATCGGTGCTGGCACAGATGTACCAGCAGGTCATAACGAACGTCTGAGGAGACGAGCCATGGCAACCCCGATGACAGCAGACCAGCGGCTCGCCGCCTACAGCGCCGAGGGACTGACGGTCCACGAATTCCCGGGCTGGCGCACCCACAACCGCGACACCGCCACCGGCAAGACGTTCGGCCCGGTCGTCGGCGTACTCATCCACCACACGGCCGGACACAACGACAAGGACATCTGCTACAACGGCCGCTCGGACCTGCCTGGACCGTTGTGCCACAACTGGCTGGGGAAGACCGACGGCCTGTGGATGATCGGGCACGGGCGGGCGAACCACGCCGGCCTCGTCGACGGGGACGTGGTGCGTGCCCTGGTGGCGGAGCAGTCCCCGCTCCCGCACGACGACCGGGCGGACACTGACGGCAACGACTGCCTGTACGGGCTGGAGATCGAGAACCTCGGCGACGGGAAGGATCCGTACCCTGCGGAGCAGTACCGGGCCGCGGTGCTGTGGGCGGCCGCGCACTGCCGCCACCACGGCTGGACGGAGAAGAGCATCGCCGGGCACAAGGAAGTCCAGCCCGGCAAGATCGACCCCAGCTTCGACATGGACGTCTTCCGCGCCGACGTCCGCGCTCAGCTCGCCGTGAAGGTGGGGGCGCCGGCCCCGACTCCGAAGCCCACTCCGTCGCGTCCCCGGGTGGACCTGTCCCGGCTTGTGCAGGCCGCGAAGGCGGATCCGCCCGCCAGGCAGGGCCACGTCACGTACATGGCGGGCGTGAACCTCGTCGAGGCTGCGCTCGTCAAGGAGAAGCTCCTTGCGAAGACGTATGCGGGGGACGGCTCGTTCGGGTCGGCCACGAAGGACGCCTACGCGAAGTGGCAGCGCAAGCTCGGCTACTCCGGGTCGGCTGCGGACGGCATACCCGGCATGACCAGCCTCAAGAAACTCGGCGCGAAGCACGGCTTCGACGTCGTCGCATAACACCCTCAGGAGAAACCATGACCGTCAACCTCGATGCCGCCTACTGGCTCGGCCTCGTCACCTCCGTCGGCCTCCCCGTCCTCGTCGGCCTGGTCACCACCAGAGTCACCCACGCCGGCGTCAAGGCCGTCCTGCTGCTCGCCCTGTCCACGGTGAACGGCTTCGTCGTCGAGTACGCCGGCCCGCACGACGCCGGGTACAGCGTCGGCACCGCCGCGGTCCTCGCGCTGGTGTCCTTCGGTACCGGTGTGCTGGCGCACTTCGGGCTGTGGAAGCCGACCGGTGTGTCCGGCGCCGCGCAGGACTCCCTCATCACCTCCCGTCCTGTCCAGGGCGTCTGACCTGCCCTTAGCACGCGCCTTGGAGGTGGTATGGACGCCGCCATGGTCACGGCCCTTGCTGCTCTGATCGGGGGTCCCGTGGCCGCGGCGGCGGCCATGTACGGCACCAGAGGCGCCAACCGGGCAGCCCGGGAGGGCAGCGCAGTGAATGGGTTCAGCAGCCTGACGAACGAACTGCAGGAGGAGCGCAAGGAGTTGCGCGCCGACTTGGCAGCAGTGCGCGCCGAGCTGGCCGCCGAGAAGGCGGAGAACGCGCGGCTTCGACTGCTGGTGACACAGCTCGGGGGGCAGCCATGACGCGTGCCCAACATGCCCTGTACCAGCGGCGCACCCTGCTGTGGATCGTCGCCGCCCTGCTCTTCCTGGGCGGCGCCATCGGCGTGGTGTGGCTGCAAGGACAGCGACAGAACGACGAGCTAACCGCTGAA